ACTGTTCCCGTCCAGGGCGCACAGTTTGTAAACGCTCAGTGGTCTGATTACTCTGGCTCTTTTGCCCAGCCGTCAGTCCAACAAGGTGCTTACAACGCTGAATTTGACCTCAAGTTGATGATCTCTCCCGTGCCGTTCCTCGGTATGGAAGGTGTGGCTCAACAAGACGCTGCAATTATCCCGTTGATTGAAGCCCGTATGAATGACGCAACAAACGTCATGATGGACGCAATGGCAACGGCCTTGTACAACAACACTACCAACAATCAACAGTTCATTGGTTTGCCCGCTGCTGTGGATGATGGTACAGGTGGTGCTGCATACCAGACTACTTACGGTAACATCAACCGTTCCACCTACACCTGGTGGCAGTCTAAGGTTTACGCAGCTGGTAACGTAAACCCCACACGTCAAAACATTCTCCAGTACATCTCTGGTACAGTGAAAAAAGGTGCAGAAATGCCCTCTTTCGGTGTTTGCGGATTTGGTACTTGGACATTGTTGGCTCAAGACTTTGTTGGTCAAGAGCAATATGTGATCACTCCTGGTTCAGGATTTGATGGTGACAATAACGGCCCTCAAGCTGCATTCCGTGCATTGATGGTTGCTGGCGTGCCAATCTATCCAGACCCATACTGTCCAGAAGGCACAGTGTACTTCCTCAACACTAACTACTTGTCCTTGTACATCCATGAGCAAGGTTCGTTTGTGTTCACAGGGTTTGAGTCCACTCTACCTAACTGGCAAATCGGTTATGTCGGTGCTGTTCTTATGATTGCTGAGTTGGTGTCTGTCAAGCCCAAGTCAATGTCTAAGATCACTGGCTACAATTATTTGTCGCTATAAGGAGAATTTGAAATGGCATTAGCTCTTAATAAAATTATCCTTGCAAGTGCAGTCGCTAATACGCCTGGTGCGTATTTCCAGATTACCACTACACCCGCCACAACAGTTGGTAACGTCATTCCCGCTGGTGTTTACATTGTGTTCCCTACTGCTAACGTGACCATCCAGGCCACCAGCGCAGTGAATACCAACGGTAACATCACAGCAGTTTCAACCGTGTTGGCTAACAACACTGGTGGAATGATCTTCTCTGACGGTGTTAACGTGTTTGCCAACTCTTCTGTTACCAACGCTACAGTTACTTTGTTGACTGTTGACGGTGGACAGAACGTGTCTGGTACATACAACGCATCATAAGGAGTGAACAATGGCTAATCCCGATTCAGTCAGTCAGTATTATCTGGATTCGTTTGGATACGGTCGTATTGGTCAAGCTACAGTTGTGTCTATGGCAGCCTTGGGTAATGCGGTTGCCACTATTCCATTGTTGAATGGTGGCCTCACAAACTCAGGGACTGCAGTAGGTTCTGGTGCAGTGATTCCTCGCAGAATTACTGTTAACAATCCTACAGGGTCTGTTTCGTCTGCTTATGTGACGATTACAACAAGCAATGACGGCAACGCATCCAATGCGATAGTTGCTAACGTGGCTTTGAGTAACATCACTGCAGCGGGCAGATACCAAGACTTGACCATAGCAACGCCTTACTCCACTACAACTTCAGTTACTGGTAACTTGACATCTGCACTTTATGTGAACGTGACCACAGTTTCTGGTAATAGCAACACTGTGAACTTCCAAGTTTACGGTGACGTTGTACAGTTCTAATGAACGTGTTTGTTACGAACCGTGGGGACACACAGCTCGCTGTGGGTTCTTACGAGTTCAAAAAGAATACTCCTGTAGAGTTGCCTATTGAGGCAGCTGTGCAATTATTTGGGTATGGTCTTGATGATCGAGAGCATATCTTGGTTCGCTGGGGGTGGATACAACTGCACAGCGAACTGGCAGAAGGTTTGAAAAAGTTAGATCAGTTTGAAATTACAACTGAAAGACCAGGGAAAAACAGCTCGTTACCCTCGGCTGTTGGACGAGTACCCCTAACCCTCCAGAAGGGTTCGGGGGAAAAGACTCAAATGAAGGTAGCCTAACATGGACAGCAAATGGCAACGCTTAACGACTATCTCAGCCAAGTTGAAAATTTGCTCCATGACGTTAACAATGTTTTCTGGACGCAAAACCAGCTAACCACCTACATTAACGAGGCGAGAGAACGCACCGTCAGAGACACTGGTTGTCTGCGTAATCTCCAGACTACTACAGCTCCCCTGGCTTACAACTCTAGCACTAGCCAAGGTGTTTCTCCTACCATTTGGCAAGGCAACACCGCAGTCACAGCTGGTCAGTACGTTTTCTCCAACATCTACAACTATGTCTACACCCAGAGTGGGACATCAGGCAACTCTGCACCAATCTATCCTAACGGTGCTAATCCTTTCCCGCCCACCACTCCATTTGCAGATGGCACTGCCATGTTGCAGTTTGTCAGCAACTGTGAAATTATTCCTTTCAACGCACTGCCACAGAGCATTTCTGTTTATGATGTTGTCAATATCAACCTATATTGGGGCAATAGTCGGATACCTTTGCGTTATCTGCCTTGGTCCAACTTTACCGCCCAGCTGCGCTACTGGCAGAATTATGTGGGTAGACCCATCTGTTTCTCTATGTACGGACAACAGGCCATCTACATTGCCCCCATACCAGATCAACTCTACTACATTGAAGTAGATACCAACATTTTGCCCACAGCATTGTCACTCAACAACTTAAATCAAGTGGACAGCATCATTGACCCCTGGTCTACAGCGGTGCAATATTACGCTGCGTACAAGGCTAAGTTTTATGAACAGTCTTATGGTGAGGCTGAAATTTTCAAACAAGAATACAACAAACACATATTAAACGTCCTCAACAGCACGTTTACCAGAAGGATTCCTGATCCATATAGTAGTGGAGGGTAAGCATGGCCTCCGCAGAACAGAAGAAGTCCTATCATGTTGTTAAGGCTTTTAAAGGTTTAAACACCAAGGCCAACCGCACGGCTATCGACAAGGATGAGTTCTCCTGGTTAGAGAACGCCATGCCTGTAGGGTCTGGCAATATGCGGATTATTCCCACAAGCAGCAACGTAACCAACGGTGCAAATGCGGTGGTGTTTACCAGCAATGTGACTTACCTAACTTCTGCAAATATTATTGATGATTATGTCGTGGCAGCACAGTCAGACGGGTCATTACAGGCATTTGATCTAACTTCCAACAATTTTGTAACCATTGCCAGCACAGGCACACTGTCAAACAACAGCGTGTCTTCTGGTCAATACCAGAATACTGACCTTTTTGTGGGTGACCCCAATAAAGGTTTGTATGACTGGAATGGTGTTAGCCTGATTCCTGTGGGTTCTGTAGGTAGCATTGCAATTACCAATCCAGGTATTAATTACACTTCTGCACCTAACGTCATTATTTCTTCTCCAAATAATGCCAACGGTGTTCGGGCAACAGCTGTGGCCTCGATTACCACGGGTTCTGGTGGCGTGCAGACTATTTTGGTGACCGCTGGAGGCTCAGGTTATACGTCTGTTCCTACAGTGACAATAGCAACACCAGATGTACAAGGTGGTAGCACGGCAACAGCTGCAGCCACTATTTCTGGCGGTAATGTGGTGGCTATTTCTGTCACTTCACCAGGTTCTGGTTACCTTACTCCTCCCGCAGTAAGCATTACTGGTGGTGGAGGTTCTAGTGCAACTGCAAATGCAGCCCTTTCTACGGGTATTGTGAACGCAATTACGTTAACAAACGGGGGGAGCGGGTATACGTCTCAACCGAGTGTCACCATTTCTGGCGGTGGCGGTACAAACGCTAGTGCTATTTGCCAGCTTGTTTCGTTTTCCACGGGTATTGTGTCTATTCAAGTCACTAACGGGGGGACAGGTTACGGTCAGTACGGCAACTTGGCAGTCACCATCACGGGTGGCGGGGGAACAAATGCCAACGCAACTGCGATTGTCTCTGGCAATGTGGTTAGCCAGGTCATTATGAACAATCCTGGCACGGGTTATACGTCTGCCCCTACTGCAACTGTTTCTGGTGGTACTGGAACGGGTGCTAATTTGGTAGCAACTGTGCAACTAAACCCCATAGTGGACATAGCTACATTCTCTAACCGAGTTTGGGTGGCACAAGGGCGCACGGTGTATGCGTCTGCTGCTACAAGCCCCACAGATTTCACCTCTGTATCTGCTGTAGCGTTCAACATTCAGGACAGCACCTTGCACGGCAACATCAAGGGGTTGTTGTCTGCCAATAACTTCTTGTATGTTTTTGGAGACGATAGCATCAACGTGTTCTCGGACTTGCAAGTGACCTCCACAGGGGCTACGGTGTTCACAAACACTAACGTGAGTGCGTCTATCGGTACTTCCAGAATTTACGCTATTTTCCCCTATTTCAGGTCAGTATTGTTCATGAATGACTACGGTATTTATGCCCTAGTTGGTTCGACAACCACCAAGATTTCAGACCCTCTAGACGGTATTTTTCCCTATATTGACTTCAGCAAGCCTGTTACAGCTGGTCAAACGCTGCTCAATAACATCCTTTGTGCGGTGTTTAACTTTTATGTCAACAGCTCGTTCCCTCTAGGCCCATCTGGTTCACGCTATATACAGGCTATTTTTTTTGAAAAGAAGTGGTTTATCTCTAGCCAGGGCAATATTCAGTATGTGACCTCTGTGCCTTTTGGTGGCAAAGTTAGATTGTATGGCACAGATAACAACAAAGTATTAAAACTGTTGTACAACGATACAACCAGCTCGATTAGTTCGTACATCCAGACTGCACTCAATGAGATGGGTGACCCCATCAGAACAAAACAAGCCCTTAAATTCGCTGTAGAAGCGACTTTGACACAAGGTGGGTCTCTTAATGTCACCGTGGACTCAGAAAGCGGTTCTAGCCCCGCCTATACCCTTTCTAACACCGTTACTTGGACAAACACAAGTGGATCTACTATTGGTTGGACAAATTACCTATCTCAAACGATAATTTGGACAAATGTAAGCGGGTACTATTTGTACAAATCAGATGCAGAACAGTACGGTAAGTATTTAGGATTAACGCAAACCAGTAATTCTGCTGGGTTTATTGTGAACACATTTGAGTTTGAGCATGAATTAAGAGTGAGGTTCTAACATGGCATTACCAATTACCATTCCCTACACATTTGGATCAGCAACTACTGCTATTCCATTGTCTAACCTGGATAGTGATTACCAGACCGTTTACTATGCGGTGAATGGCCTTGGTAATGGCTCGGTGTCATTAGCAAACGTGTCTATTACTGGCGGTACTGCATCAGGCAACATCACTCTTTCTAATGTCACGATCAGCAGTGTTGCAACTGCAATTACTCCAGCACAAGGCGGTACAGGATTAACTGCGGTGGGTACTTCTGGAAACGTGCTTACAAGTAATGGTACGGCATGGATTAGCCAGGCAGCGGGTGCAGCCACGGGTAACGTCACTTATGGTAATGCAACCGTGTCTTTAGGCGGTTCTTCTTCTAGTATTGGCAACATTGCAATTGCAAACGTCACCATTACAAACTATGTAGAAACACTACAGGCTGTTGGCACAGTAGGATCAAGTGCATCATTGTCATTAACAACAGGTACTTTCTTGACAGCAACCTTAACAGCGTCAACACCTTGTACGTTCACCATGCCATCTGCGGTGGGCGGTAAATCTTTTATTCTGAAGTTGATACAGGCATCATCTGGCATGACAACGGCTACATTTACTAGCGTGAAGTGGCCTGGTGGAACTGCACCCACAATTACTGCTACCGCATCTGCGGTGGACATTTTGAGCTTTGTGTCAGATGGCACAAATTGGTACGGCACATTTGCACAGGCGTTTGCATAATGTTTGGGGCACTAGACTTTTTCTTTACTGGCACTAAAAGTCGAACTGCGATTTTTATTGCTACTGGAAGTTGGACTGCACCAGCTGGCGTTACAAAAGTAAATTATTTAGTTGTTGCTGGCGGTGGTGGTGGTGGCGTAAATCGAGGTGGAGGTGGTGGTGCAGGTGGATTTTTAAATGGATCAAATTTAACAGTTTCACCTGGAACTACTTATGTCATAACAGTAGGTTCTGGAGGAGCAGGAGCTGTGCCTCCCAATTCAAATCCTGCTGGATCAAATGGCACAAATTCAACTTTTGGAACATTAGTCAATGGCTCAACTGGTGCTGTTGGTGGAGGCGGTGGTGGTAATGGAAACCAAAATAGCGCTACAACAGCCGCTCAAACAGGTGGATCAGGTGGTGGTCAAGGAGGAAATCCAAATACTGGCGCTTACCCAAGCGGTGGAGGATCAGGAACATCAGGTCAAGGAAATAGCGGTGGCACTGGATATACTTCGGGCGTACCTTATGGTGGCGGTGGCGGTGGTGGCGCTAGTGCCGCAGGAGCATCTTCAACTACAGGTGGCGGTTCTGGTGGAGCTGGCACAGCATCTTCTTTGAGTGGTTCATCTGTTACTTATGCAGGTGGCGGTGGAGGCGGTGCTGAAACAGGAACATCTACTGGCGGTGCTGGTGGAGGGGGCGCAGGTGGTATTGGTTATTCTGGCGTAAATGGCGCAAATGGTACTATCAATACTGGTGGTGGCGGCGGTGGAGCTGGAGAAACAAGTGGTAATGGTGGTTCTGGTGGATCAGGTATAGTTATCATTACTTGGTGAAGAAAGATTAAAATGGCACACTTTGCAGAATTAGATACAAACAATATTGTTTTAAAAGTTATTGTTGTAGCTAATAAAGACACACAAGACGAAAATGGAAATCCAAGTGAATCTATTGGAATAGCATTTTGTACAAATTTATTGGGTGGTAATTGGAGACAAACTTCTTATAACACCCAAGCCAATATTCATAAATTGGGTGGTACTCCATTTAGAAAAAATTACGCAGGTATTGGGTATAGTTTTGATGCAGAAAGAGACGCTTTCATACCTCCAAAACCTTTTGCATCTTGGGTCTTAGATGAAAATACTTGTTTATGGAATGCACCTGTGGCTATGCCCAGTGATGCTGGACAAGGTGACCCACCTAAGATGTATATCTGGAATGAAGAAACTACTAACTGGGTAGAGGTCACACAATGAGTACAAATGCGTTTACAAGAACGGGTAACACCGTTGTCTTCTTGGCTGCTGCAACAGCTCCTACGCCCGTGCAGTGCGTTTCCACTACCTTGGGTGGCAATCAGTACAGGGTAATCAACTCAGGTGCTGTGACCGTGTTTCTAGGCTATGGTGTTGCATCCACAGATGCTGCCAACAACTCTGCTGTAATTACAACTACAGGCCCAGCCTACCCTCTTTTGCCTGGTACAGATGAGATTCTGACGTTTGTCCCTAATGCCTACTTCACAGGCACAACGTCTACAAGTATAGCCAATATTTATATCACCCCTGGTGACGGGATGTAATCATGTTAAAAACAGTTGCAATAGTTTCTGGCGGTGGCGGTAATGGTAGTGGAACAGTCACAAGCATTACTGCGGGTACAGGTTTATCTGGTGGAACTATTACAACGTCAGGCACTATTGGAATTAACAACACAGGCGTTACTGCAAATACTTATGGAAGTGCTAGTGTTGTTCCAGTTGTTACTGTTAACGCACAGGGACAAGTTACAAGTGCAAGCAATGTTGCAATAAATATTGCAGTTGCAAATGTATCTGGTGCTGTGCCTAATACTGTTTATATAATTGCTGGTTCTGGATTGTCTGGCGGTGGTCCATTAACAGGAAATATCACGTTAAGTTCAACTTCTGCTGGCGGTTCTGTTACACAAGTACAGGGTGCGGGAACAGTCAACGGTATCACTTTAACTGGTAATGTCACCACGTCTGGCAACTTGACGTTGGGTGGCACATTGGGTGGTATTACCAACAGCCAGCTGTCTAATAGCACAGCCACACTAGGAAATGCAACGATTACATTGGGCGGTACAACGTCTAGTGTGGGTAACTTAACCCTAGCTAACGTCATTATTCAAAGCGGGACTGCAAACCTGACAACAGCAAATGTAAGTTTTAGCGGTGCGTCTTCTAGTATAGGTTCTTTGTCAGTTGGTGGTGCAGCCAACATAACAGCAGATACGGGATTGATTGCCAGCTTTGTAGGCAGTTCAACCAGTTATTCTTATGTTGCTGTACAAAATAAACAAACAAGCAATACGGCATACGGTGCATATTCTCTTTACAACGAATCTGGCACTGTCTACGCTGACTTTGGAATAAACAGTACAACTTATAGCTATTCTGCTGCTGGATTTCCTAATAATAACTTTTCTTCACCAAATGCAACCTTCTTGCAAACGGGTGGTGGAGATTTAAGTATTGGTACAAACCAAGCAAATGCCATTCACTTTATTGCAAACGGTGGTTCTAGTACGGCAGATGCAATGACCATCAACAGCAACAATAGTGTGACTATTGTTTCTATGTCTCAGTCAACATCTAGTACAGCTACATTTGCAACCGCATCATTACCTCTTGTACCAGCTGGTTATCTCATCATCAACAACAATGGCACTAACGTGAAAGTGCCCTACTACGCTGTTTAAGATGAATGATGACAACCACAACATTACTTTCCTAGACTTACTCATTATGTGGGTAGGGACGGTAGTGGGACACATAACATTGTCCAGTATGGTGTTGTTGGCTACTCTTTTTTACACAATCATAAAGACATATTTGCTGATCAGGGACAATTTTTGGAGAAAGCCTGATGAACCAAAATGATTTATCTTATGTTGAATTTGGAGACATTGAGGGTCTAGGTAGACTTGTCTTTGAGAATTTTCAGCAACATAGATTGTTCTGGCAAACCCTTAACCGCAACAATATTGCTACGCCTTTTTATCCTATAGAAGAGGCCAGTCCAGATAACCTCGATGACTGGCTATTGATTCACAACCAGATGCACGAGTCTTTAGCAAAAATACTGAATCTGGCTAATCCTTTTCAACTGCTAGATGCTGACTGGAACATAGAAGATGACTTCTATGATTGGATTGGTGTTCATCAAGATATACACATACAAATTGCACAGAGATTAGGAGTGCAATAATGATTAATGGCGCAGTTGCTGCAGCATTACAAGTTGCATTTAACAATGATCCTACAAATAGCACGGGTGTTTTACAAAGTTTTGTAGACACTTATGGTATTACTCAAGCCGATTTAAATCAATATTTTCCTGGCTTTGATGTAAAAAGTGTTGGTGTTACTTTAGCACCAAGTGCGACACCAGCTCCTACGCCATCTACAGTTACTATCAATGGTCAACAGTATCCAGAAGGTAGTTATGTTACCTATCAAGGACATATTTTAGTTCCTATACCTGGTCAATTTAATGAAGATGGTAGTCAATCCTTCAATGATATTACAGGTACTGCAATTAATGCTGCTGGCGGTGGCAATAACTGGGATACAAGTTTATTAAAAGATGTTGCACAAGTAGCATTAGCATACTATATCCCTATTGCTGGACAAGCTATTGGTGCTGCACTGTCTGTACCAACAGCAGTAGGAACGGCTCTAGCGTCTATAGCCAGTGCTGTTGCACAGGGTAAAACATTAGAACAAGCTGTTCAGTCTGTTGGACCGTCTTTAATATCTCAAGGCATTATTAGTCAAACGGGTTTAAATGATTTAATTTCACAAATACCTGTTAATCCTAATTACCAAGCAGTCATTAATAACGTGGCGGGTAGCGTAATAGCTACTGCAGCAAAAGGTGGAAATGCTACAGATATTGTTAATAATGCAGTTGCAGCTGGCGGTGGTACATTAATAGGACAGGCTGTTGAGGCTAGTGACGCTGGTGTTTCTCCTACTAATGCAAAAGCAATAGGACAAGCATTAGCCACCAATATTGCAACAGGTCAAACAATGTCTGGTTTGACATCTGGTGCTGGGGTTTTAGGGTCTGCTCAGGCTGCACAAAATGCTGCTGCTGCAACCACACCAACTCCAACACCAGCTAGCACTACAACTGACACAACCCCGCCCCCATCTGGTGCGGTTACAAACCCTGTAACAAGTTCTACTTTGACAGGCACTCCTTTATTGCCTCTGACACCAGCTGAACAACTTGCTAACCAGTTATCACAGTTGTACGCAACAGTGCCTACAGGAAGTCAAACTGGAGGTGGTGTACAAAATGCACCCAATGATTACACTTCCTACGGTTCATTTCAAGATGCCTTTGCTGCTGCTAGAGGTAATTTAGGTAGCGGTCAAGTATTTACATTTAAAGGTTTGCCATTCTCAACAGATACGGCAGCGGAAAACCCCGCATTGGCACAGGCTGGTGTTAATGCTTTACCCTCAAGCACCGCAGCGGGTTCGGGTAGAGGGTCTATGGCTGGGTATGACCCAACAGCTGCTGCAACTAATTTAGCAACACCTAGTGTAGCAACACCTAGCGCACCAACAAGCCCTGAAGATACTGCTTTGTACGATATGTTGACAGGTGTACCTATAGGTGGATTACCTGGTGCACCAACACCAGGCAGTACATTGGACAAGGCTACATCGGCATTAAGTAAGGTATTTACTGCTTACGGTCAAGGTATTGCTGACGTTTCACAAAGTTATGGCATGAATGTAGCCGTTGCCACTCTTAAAGGTGGTTTAGGTGAACAAGGTGCTGCATTTGCAGACGCTGGTGCTGCTTTAGGTTTGTGGGATCATAATAATCTTGTTTATGATTATTTTACAAATATGCAAAAAGAGGCAAATGAATTATTGCCAACAGATATAAAACAACAAGAAATAAATATTTATAACGCTATTAATAATGCACCAGACGCTGTTAGCAAATTTTTAAATGGATTACAAGCTATTGTTCAAAACCCAGCGGGTATGGCACAAATTGTTGCCTCTGAAACGGTACAAGAGGTAATACCAAAAGGTTTAGAAATGGTAGCCTATGCTATTGGTGGCATACCCGCAGCTATTATTACAAACTATGGTGCAGAGTTAATGGAATCTGCTGGAATGGCATACGGACAAATTTACAACAATATTGTTCAAAATGGTGGGTCAAAAGCACAAGCAGATGGAGCTGGTACGTCAGGTGCATTTTATGCTGCACTTACAACTCTAGTGACTATGGCCCCGATGGAAACTCAATTAATCCATGACCTAGTTAATGAAGGCAAATTTACTGCGGGTATTTTAGCTAAACAATACGGGGCAGAATTTGCACAAGAATATGTAGAAGAGGGAACTCAAAATGCAATTGAACAAGCCTATACAGGTGCACCAAAATCAGGTTTAAATGTTGTTCAAGCATTTACCACGGGTAATGTTAGTCTGGACAAGGCGTTAACTGGTGCAACTATTGGTGGTTTTACAGGTGCTAAAACAGCGGGTCTTGTTGAATTAATAGAATCTGGTGTAGAAGTAGCAATGGCTCAAGGTGGTGTTCCTACACAAGAATATGTAGCAACTGCAGCTTCAACACCTATGTCTATCAGTCCATCTGACATTAACAATGATGGAAGTATTAAAGCTACTCCAGCCACGGCTGCAGCACTGTCTGGTAAATCTAATTCTGCGGTTGTGTTATCTGCAAACCCAGCAACGGGTACAGCTACGGTTATTGATTCTGCAAACAACGAATCTACCATCACTGTTGTAGGTAATGCTGCGGTAGGTTCTGCGGTCAACATTGATACTGCAAGTAATGTAGGAACAACAACAGCACCAGGCTCAACTTTTAATCAAGGTGTAAGTACACAAGTTGCGACAGCAATACAGTCTGGAACAGATGTAAGTACGGCAATTAGTGCTGCTGTCAGTGCTGGCGTGGCTAGTGGAGTAAGTCCTACAACTGCTGTGTCTTCTGCGGTTCAAGGTGCAATTAGTGCTGGTGTTAATCCAAGTACGGCTATTTCTAGTGGTGTAACTGCGGGTAGTGCTGCGGGGGTGAGTTCCACAGCTTCTATAGCCTCTGTGAGTACAGGAGCAACAAATGCGGGTGTAGATACTGCAACTGTTACTTCAGCAGTTTCTAATGTATCTACGAGTGTTGGTGTTGCTGCAAACACAGCAAACAGTATTGCCACAGGTGCATTTGTTGCAAATACGACAGGAAAAGGCACAACAACGGGTACAACACCGACAGGAACAACCACAGGTGCTACAACTGCCAGTACAGATACGGCATCTGCTCAAGCAGCAATAGACGCTGCCAATGCTTTCTGGACCTCTCAACTGGCTCTAGCTCAACAACAAGCAGCTCAAGTTGCTGCAGCTTACGCTCAGTCAATAGCACAAGCACAGCAAATTATGGCAGCCGCTCAAGCCCAGTTAACAGCTGCAGCACAATCAGGTTCAGCGTCAGCAGTAGCAACAGCAACAGCAGCAGCACAACAAGCAGCATCAACAGCGGTGACAGTGGGATCAGCAATTTCTATTGCAACAGGGGTTTCTACAGGCCAAGACGTTTCTACTGCAATTTCAAATGCTACAGCCAGCGCAATAAGTTCTGGAGTTAGCACAGGCACGGCAACGGCTGCCACTGTTAATGCAGCCACTAGTTCTGGCGTGGATACAGCCACGGCAACGGCTGCAGCAACATCTGCTGCAACTTCTACAGGTACGGCTACGGGTACTGGCACGGGAACAGCCACTGGTACGGGTACAGGTACGGCTACAGGCACAGGTACTGCAACAGGTACTGGAACTGCCACGGGCACAGCAACAGGTACAGCAACTGGCACGGCAACTGGTACAGCAACTGGTACAGCCACGGGTACTGCCACAGGAACAGGGACTGGTACAGCTACGGGAACTGGCACAGGTACGGCTACAGGAACAACAACTGGTACAGGTACAAGTACAGGTACAGGACTAGATACACAAGTCAATACTAATTTACCGCAAAATGCTAATGTTGCACCTATTATTACAACAACACCTGATGTCACTTCACCTGGTGGCGAACCACCTCAACCCCCGCCTCCACCCCCCCCACCCATAACTGTTAGTCAGCTAGAAGATTACTTTAATCAAAATTTTCAGTTTCCTCCCAAAATTGTTCCTAAAAAAACAGACACAACAAAGACAACGGCAGAAACACCTATTTCAATTACAACCAGTTATGTCAAACCCAAAAAAGAAACACCTGCAAGTTCTCTTTTATCGGGTTCTCCTACAGCCTTGACTGGAGTAACGCAAGGTTTGGGCGGTGGCGCAGCTGGGGGAGTGTCTGTAGAATCAGGCCAAGAGCAACAACCTGTATGGAATGTTTCTTCTTTAAAATTACAAAAGCCTGGAGACGAAACAGATTACAGCAATTTATCATCAGCACTGGGGATATGACATGGCTACAGCATTAAGAAACCTGACAAAAATGGGTACAGACGTGAAACAAATTGCACGTCTACTCCAAAAGAAAGCCCCCCCAGGGCATATGCTGGCCTACATTTCTCCAGAAGAAGCAAAGGTTCTCAAGCAAAGAGGTGGCTCTGGACGCATCACAGATGAGGGTATTCCCTCGTTT